CCGGGCGCTGCTGGTGGACATTTTGAAGGCGGCGCCGGCGGCGTTGGCGGATCGGATTCTGCCGATGCTCGGCTTCGACGTACCGGCCGCTCCCGCGGCGCCTGCTGCTCCGGCCGCGCCCGCGCCCGTGGAGGGCGAGCCGTCGAACGCGTGGCAGGAGCAGGTGTCCGGCCTGTCGGGCGGCGGTGTCGAGGAGATCGAGGCCGCGCAGCGGTGGGTTGCGGTGGCGCAGGACGACGACAACACGTGCGACCCGTGCCGGGAGAACGACGGCCAGACATACAAGAACCGCGCCGACGCCTACAAGGACTACCCAAACGGTGAGGGCTACGTGCGCTGCGAGGGCGCGAAGTACGGCAACGACTGCCGGTGCCGTGTGGTGAAGCGCGGCCGGAAGGGAGAAGGGTCCTGATGCCGTTCATCGACCTGCCGGACCGGATCCCCGGCATCCGCGCTCAGGCCCGGGGCGACCGGCCCTGGTACCGCATCACCAACCAGGCCGCTGACGAGGCAGAGGTGATGCTCTACGACGAGGTCGGGGGGTGGCTCGGCGCCACAGCCGACGAGTTCATCAACGACCTGCGCGGCATCACCGCGCCAAAGATCCTGCTCAGGGTCAACTCCCCTGGCGGCAGCGTGACAGAGGGGATCGCTATCGCCAACGCGCTGCGTTCCCACCCTGCAAGCGTGACCGTTCAGGTCGACGGGGTTGCCGCGTCCATCGCCTCGGTCATCGCGATGGCGGGCGATCGCGTCCGGATGATGCCGAACGCGCTCTTGATGGTCCACGAAGCCAGTGGCCTCTGTGTCGGCGAAGCAGCCGACATGATCAAGATGGCTGAGCTCCTCGACAAGATCTCCGACAACATCGCCGGGGCCTACGCGGCACGCGCGGGCGGCACCGAGGCCGAGTGGCGGCAGGTCATGAAGAATGAGACCTGGTATCGCGGTGAGGAGGCCGTCGCGGCGGGCCTGGCGGACGAGTACGTGCCGGTTCCCAAGCGCGGCAGTGAGCCCGCCGAGCCGGAGATGCAGAAGACCTTCGACTTCACGGCGTACGGCTACCAGGGCCCGCGCCAGCCGGAGCCCCCGAAGCCTGCCCCGCCGTCCCAGACACCTGTACCGGCCGCGAGTGAGCCGACGACCACGCTCACCGAGGACATCCGGTCCCTGATCGGTGAGGAAGTCGCCGCCCAGCTGCGGGCCGCGGTCGGCGAGCCTGGCCTGGAAGAGCCTGCCGAGCCCGTCGAGGAACCGGCCCCCGAACCCGAGGCACACGCCGAGCCTGCAACCGAGCTCCGAGGCGAGCACGGGCCCGAGCTCGTGACGTTCGCCGACAACACCGACCCGTGGGCGGCCGCAGTCGCCCGCCTCACCCAACCCCCATCCGACCCGTGGGCCGCAGCCGTGGCCCGCCTCACCCGCACTACGTCGGCGTCCAGCGCGGCGACGAACGCAGCCTGAAGGAGGCAGCAGTGGCAACACCCACCATCCCGCGCAACGCCGACGAGCTGGAAGAGATGTTCAGCGACGACGGCGTCCTCGCGAAGTTCAAGAGCACCAACGACTTCAAGGACTTCGTCAAGGCCTACGGCGAGGGCCAGGCCAAGACCGACCCCGGACAGGAACGGCAGGTCCGGGAACTCGTCCAGAAGGAACTCGCAGACGCCCTGCGCGGCGACCGGGTCGAGAACATCCACCGCCTCAACTTGACCCCCGACTGGAGCCAGGACGGCCCCCGCAACCGCGCCAAGTCCTACAACCCCAAGGCGCCCGGTGCGAAGCTCGACGCCAAGTACGGCAACTGGGCCGACTACCTGGTGGCGACATGGGCGGGGTCCAACACCCAGGAAGCGTTCGCGGCGCGCTCTGACATCAAGCAGATCCAGAACGCCTTCGGAAGCTCCGTCCCCGCCGACGGCGGATTCCTCATCCCGGAGTCGCTGCGCAGCGAACTGCTCAGCGTGCCCCTGGAGAAGGGCCTGGTCCGCTCGCGCGCCCGCGTCGTCCCCATGGAGACGCTGATGGTGCCTTATCCGACGGTCGACTCCACGTCGAACGCGTCGTCGGTGCACGGCGGCATCACCGGCTACTGGACCGAAGAAGGCGGCACACTCACCGACTCGGCTCCGCAGTTCGGCCGTATCGAGCTGCTGGCGAAGAAGCTCACCCTGTACAGCGAGATCCCCAACGAGCTGTTCCAGGACAGCCTCATCTCGCTGGAGCAGTTCATGTCGCAGTCCTACCCGGAGGCGCTCCTCTGGTTCGAGGACAACGCGTTCATCGACGGCACTGGCGTCGGCCAGCCTCTCGGCTTCCTCAATGCCCCCGCCGCCGTCAGTGTGCCCAAGGAGTCCGGGCAGGCCGCCGCGACGATCCTCTGGGAGAACATCGTCAAGGCCTACAGCCGGATGCTCCCCAGCTCGCTCGGCAACGCCGTGTGGATCGCCCACATCGACACCCTTCCGGAGCTCGCCACCATGGCCCTGTCCGTGGGAACGGGTGGCTCGGCGATCTGGATCGGCGACGGCGGCGGCGAGGACGCGCCCCCGATGCGGATCCTTGGGCGCCCGGTCGTGTTCACCGAGAAGGTCTCCACCCTGGGCACGGCGGGCGACATCAACTTCGTCGATCTGGGCTACTACCTGATCGGTGACCGGCAGGCCATGCAGATGTCCACGTCGACCGAGTTCAAGTTCGGCAACGACAAGACCGCCATGCGCCTGATCGAGCGCGTCGACGGCACCCCGTGGATCAAGTCTGCGATCACCCCCCGCAAGGGCTCCAACACCCTGTCGCCGTTCGTGAAGATCGCGACCCGCGCCTGATCCCCGCCAGCCCCGGCAGGCACTAACCCCCCTGCTGGGGCCCGTTCCAAAGAGGCAATCAACCCCCTCAAGGAGGGCAACCCATGGAAGCACTCGGGCGCACCGTCAACGCCATTCAGGCGGCAGACGGCGTGTACATCAACCTGCGGGACTGTGGCGGAGTCGCCTTCTCCTGCTATCTCGCTGGCGCCGCTGGCGACACCTACACCCTGGTTGAGGCCAAGGACGCCTCCGGTACGAGCTCGCAGAACCTGGCGTGCATCACCCGCTACTACACCTGCACTGGCGACGGCACCGACACGTGGACCAAGCGGACCCAGGCCGCGGCCGCGACGGTGGTGACGGCCGCCGCGGCTACCCAGAACGGCATGTGGGTCGAGGTCGACGCGACGCAACTGTCGGACGACTACGACTACGTCAAGCTCACTTCCACCGGCTCTGGCCGCGTCGAGGCGATCGCCCGTGACCTGGTCGTGCAGCGCGCCCCGGCCAACCTTCCTGCACTGGGGGCCTGATCATGAGCACTCTCATCCAGGGCGACCAGGTCCGCGCGCTGCTCCGCGGCGTCAAGGTGTCGCGGGCCACGGCGGCGCTGCCGCAGACCACCGCCTCGGCGCTGTTCACGGTGTCCGGCGGGAAGGTCCTCATCACCGGCCTCGTTGGCGAGGTGACCACGGTCATCCAGACGCAGGCCGACAACACGAAGCTCACCTTCGACCCGACCGACGCCGGGGCGACGCAGGACCTGTGCGCCGTCCTCGACATCACCGCAGACGCGGTCGGAACGATGTACTCGATCACAGGTACTCCGGGCACGGCGATGCAGGACGCGCTGAACTTCCTGCCGTCGAACAAGGTGCTGGCGCAGCCGCTGGTGCTGAAGCCGGGATCGATCCTGCTGGACTGCGCGGCGTCGAACACCGGGTCAGTGAAGTGGGAGCTGACGTACATCCCGCTCGACAACGGCGCGTCCGTGGCGGCGGCCTAGCTATGGCGCTGAGGCGATGCCGGGAGTGCACCACCACGTTCGCGGTGGGCCTCCCGGCGTGCCCGCACTGCCAGTCGACGGATCACGAGGAGGACGGCGCCATGCCGAAGATCACCCGCCATGGCGGGCCCACCATCGCTGGAGCGTCGGTCGTGGCTGGCGGCTGGAGCGACGAAGGCGACCCGGACGTCTGGCCGGAGCCCGAGAACGCCGACGAGGAGCAGGCCGAGGTACCTGAGGTGCCTGCCGCTCTGGACTACGAGGCGATGACGGTCGAGGAGCTCAAGGAGCAGCTCGCTGAGCGCGGCCTGCCCAAGTCCGGCAAGCGGGACGACCTGGTGCAGCGCCTCCTTGACGACGACGCCCGCGCGGCTGAACCCGGGACGGAGTAGGTCATGACGGTCGGGTTCTCCACAGCGGCGGCGAACACGCACCTGGACAACCAGGGGGCAACGTACCCGTGGATCAAACTGCACACAGGGGACCCCGGCGCCGCAGGCACCGCGAACGCCGCGACCGAGACGACGCGGAAGCAGGCGGCGTGGGGATCTGCGTCCGCCGCGGCGAAGACGACGACCGCTGACCTGGTGTGGACGGGTGTGGCTGGCACCGAGGACTACACGCACTTCTCGATGTGGACTGCGTCGACCGGCGGGTCGTTCGGCGGGTCGGGGACGGTCACGGCGAACGCGGTCGTGACGGCTGACACGTTCACCATCCCTGCCGGAGAGCTCGACCTCACCCTGCCTGTCGCGTCCTGACCCCAACACCCGTAGTTCTGGAAGGAGGTGAACCCGGATGTCCACCAGGTTTGATGCCGCAAGCGACCGGATCTCGTTCGCGGGCAGCATGTTCGCTGTCGGCTCCGGGTTCACCATGACCGCGTGGGCGTATGTGTCGGTCGACACCGACGCGAATGCGACCATCGCCAGGCTGCACGCCTCGTCCGGCGGCAGCACGATCGTCACCTGGGCCACCGGCAGCGACGGGCTCAGCGGCCCGAACTACTTCACCGGCGGCGGCAGCGTCTCCAACAGCACGAACTTCGCCGTTGGCGCCTGGCGGAAGATCGCCATCTCGTGTTCGGGGACGACTGGCAAGAGCTACGTCAACACGGTCGGCGGCACCACCGAGGTCGACTCCGGCACCGTCGGTGTCGGCACCCCGGACGGCCTCACCCTCGGCGGCCGCGCCCCAGCCGACTCCTCCGAGCCGTTCAACGGCCGCCTCGCCTACGTCCGCATCTGGACGGCGGAGCTGACGCAGACGGAGATCGAGACCGAGTGGGCGAGCTCGACCCCGGTCCGCACCTCCAACCTGTGGGCCGACTGGCCGCTCACCGATGCCACGGACCTGACCGACCACTCCGGCAACGGCCGCAACCTGAGCGCGGGTTCTACGGCCGTGTCCACGGAAGCCGACCCGCCACTCGGCGGCAGCGTCATCGGCTCCGCCATCGCCGCGTTCGGCGCCCTCACCGGCACAGCAGCAGGCACACGGACCGTACTCGGAGCGGCCGCCGGACAGTTCGGCGGCCTGACCGGGACGGCGACCGGAACACGGAAGGTCGTCGGCGCAGCTGCTTTCACGGGAGGCGCCCTGACCGCCGCCGGGGCGGGTACCCGTACCGTCATCGGCTCCGCCGCCGCCGCGTTCGGTGCGCTCACCGCGACCGCGAGCGACAGCGCAGCAGCCACCCCGGCACAGGGCTCGTGGCAGGGCCTCCTCGACATCCTCCGCGAAGGCGCCGCCCTGACCCGCGACGAGCAGCAGCGGCCCCCCGTGGCCTGCCTCGACTGCGGGGAACCACTCCGCAGCGGTCCCCGCGGCGAGCGGTACTGCCCGTTCGACGGGTCGATATGGGAAGCGGGCGGCCGCCTGGCAGGCTACGTCAGCACGGCGGTGAGCCGATGACGCAGGCACCGGTGTACGCGACGCGTGAGGACGTGATGCGCGCCCTCGACTCCAAGCCCACGGCACGCAACAGCGGGCAGATCGACCGCGCCCTGCAGTCCGCGTCGCGGGACGTCGACAGCCTGTGTCACCGTCGCTTCTACCCGGAGACCGCCACCCGTTACTTCGACTGGCCGGACTCCCAGTACGGCACGTCGTGGCGGCTGTGGCTCGACGACTCGGAGCTCATCTCCGTCACCACTCTCACCTCGGGCGGGACGACGATCGCCGCCACAGATTTCAACCTGGAGCCCAACCGGTCCGGGCCGCCGTACAGCCGCCTGGAGATCAACGTCGGATCCAGCGCGGCGTTCGGAGGCGGGTCGACGCACCAGCGGGACATCACCATCACCGGGCTGTGGGGCTACACCAACAACGAGACCACGGCCGGCACCCTGGCGGCGGCCGTGTCCACCACCACCGCGACCACGATCAGCGTGGACGGCCTGGCGGCCGCGGCCCTCGGCGTCGGCTCTGTCGTGCGCATCGACTCGGAGCGGATGCTTGTTACCGCGCGGGCGATGGCTGACACCGGGCAGAACGTCGGCGGAGCCGGACTGACCGCGCAAGCCAACTCCGTGACACTGGCCGTGTCGGACGGCACGCAGTTCTCCATCGACGAGGTGCTCCTCATCGAGTCCGAGCGCATGCTCATCGTCGACATCGCAGGCAACAACCTCACGGTCAAGCGCGCCTGGGACGGCAGCGTCCTCGCCGCCCACGCCGCCGGCGTCGACATTTACGCCTCCCGCTCCCTGTCCGTCACCCGGGGAGCGCTCGGCACCACGGCCGCCACGCACTCCAGCGGCGCCACAGTGAACCGCTGGGACCCGCCCGGTCCGGTGCGCGACCTGGCGATTGCCGAGGCCACCGCACGGATCAACAACGAGCAGGCCGGATACGCGCGGACCAGGAAGACCGGCGACGGCGGCACCAGCGAGCGCGCCACGGACGCCACCGCGCTGGCGACCCTGCGCAAGCAGGTGTACGCATCGCACGGCCGTAAGGGCCGGGTGAGAGCGGTATGAGCATCCACTTCGAAGGCCCCCTGTTCGACGGGCGCGCGCAGCGGGCCATGGACGAGGCGTGTGACGACGCACGTGAGGACATCGCCGAGTTCGCCGAGACGCACGTGCTGACGCTGATGGGCATGGCGTTCCGTCACCCGACCGGCTACTACGAGTCCCGCGTCACCACCACCCGGGTCAGCGCGGACACCTCCCTCGTGCATGACCAGGGCGTGGTGTACGGGCCGTGGCTGGAAGGCGTGGGCTCCCGCAACAGCCCCGTGACCAGGTTCCCCGGCTACTGGCACTGGAAGCGCACCAAGGCCCTCGTCGCCGAGCGCGGCCTCCAGATCGCCGAGCGCGCGGTGCAACGTCACCTCCCAGAGATGGGGGGCTGACCTGTGGCACTCGACATCAACGGCCTCCTCGACGCGGTCGTCTCCCACGCCATGGCGTCCGGGCACTTTGAGCGGGTCAACCAGCACGAGCCGGAGAACCCCCCGGGGCATGGGCTGACGTGCGCGGTGTGGGCAAACCGGATCATCGCGCTGCGCTCATCCGGCCTGAACAGCGTGAGCACATTGGTCGCATTCGACGTGCGGATCTTCAGCCCCATGTTCGACCCGCCCGACGCGATCGACCCCACCATGGTCGCCGCGGTGGACTCGCTGTGCGCCGCGTACACGGGCGACTTCACGCTCGGCGGGCTGGTCCGGCAGATCGACGTGCTCGGCGCCCACGGGCAGCCATTGGACGTCCGCGCGGGCTACCTCCAGCAGGACGGCACCAAGTACCGCGTGATGGACATCGCGCTGCCCTGCATCGTCAACGACCTTTGGGAAGAGGTGGCATAGGTGTCCAAGTCCAGCGGCCTCGGCGACAACCTGTACATCGCCGGATTTGACGCCTCGGGCGACATCCAGCAGCTCGGCGCGATCGGCGGCGGCCCGGCACTGCTGAACTTCACGCCGATCACCAAGAGCGCCTACGAACGCCAGGGCGGCCTGCGGGACGGACGCATCGACTACACGGCGTTCTTCAACCACGTCGCTGCAGGTACTGGCACGCACGAACGGCTGTCGGCGCTGCCGCGCACGGATCAGATCCTCACCTACTGCCGGGGCACGGCGCTGGGGGATGCGGCAGCGTCACTGGTGTCGAAGCAGATCAACTACGACCCCAACAGGGCCGACGACGGCATGTTCACCTTCGGGGTGTCAGCGCAGGCCAACGCGTATGGCATCGAGTGGGGCGTCCAGCTCACCGCGGGGATCCGCACCGACACCGCGGCAACGAACGGCACGGGTATCGACACCACCGCGAGCGCGTCCTTCGGCGGGCAGGCCTACTTGCAGGCCTTCTCCTTCACCGGCACGGACGTCACCGTGAAGATCCAGGACAGCGCCGACAACGTCACGTTCGCCGACGTTGCCGGGTTCGCCTTCACGCAGATCACCGGGAGTACGCCGCTCGCCGAGCGGATCGCGCTGGGCAACACGGCCACGCTGCGCCGCTATCTCCGCGCGGTCACTGTCACCACCGGCGGCTTCTCCTCGCTGGCCTTCGCCGTGAATGTGATCAAGAACGAGAACAGCGGGGTGGTCTTCTGATGAACGTCCAACTCAACCGGATCCAGCCCGTCGCAGGGCCGGAGGCCTACAAAACCTACGAGATGCGCTCTCCGCTCTCGACGCACTTCCGGCCCGCTACCTGCGCTGAAGCGAACTGCCAGTACTACCAGCAGGGTTTCCAGGTCCGCGTCGAAGGCCTCGCACCGAACGTGCTGTACGCGGTGCAGCACTCGGGCCGCAAGTACACGGTGCAGAAGGTCGCCGAGGGCGAGACCTACCTCGCGTTCGAGGCCGGGCAGCCCTGCCTCCGCGCGTCGCTGCACCGGGTGCGGATCGAGCGGCCGCCGCTGTACATCGTCCGGGACGGGGACTGGCGGGGAAACCCGCGGGGCACGAAGGCGCGGCTGCATCAGCGGCCAGCGGACTGGGTTGAGGACTTCGCCACGCATCAGCAGGCGATCGCAGACGAGATCGCGAAGGGGTGACGGCGTGACGACAGATACGCAGCTGCGACTGACCGTGGATGGCGTCGACTACAGCGGCGAATACGACGCGATCGAGGCCAGCACGCCGCGCGCGGTGCACGTAATCCCTACAGACTCAGGCGCCCGGCGCCAGGCGCTGGGTCCGGCGAGCTTCACCGTCCTGATCTCCAACCCGAGCGACCGCCTGTACGCGCTGGTCGACGGCGGCAAGCAGGTACACGAGGTGAAGCTCGTCGCCGACTGGATCAACAACTCGATCACCCACCCCACGCACTTCCACTGGGGCTGGGTCGATCGGGATGGCGTCCGCAAGATGTTCGGCTCTCTCGCACCCGACCGGGAGCGCGAAGCCAAGTGGGTCGAGGAGCTGCCCACCCGGGCCAGCGCCGCAACAGCAGAAGGGAAGTAGATCATGGCGAAGGCATCGGGTCTCGGCCAGACCACACTCTCGGTCGACACCAGCGCGGGCACACCGACGGACATCCGCAACGACGTCACCAACTGGCAGATGGCCACCCCAAGGGGTGTGCAGGACACCACCGGCGTCGACAAGTCCGCGAACGAGCGGCTGCTGCTGCTCGCCGACATGAGCGTCACCTACAACGGCGTGTTCAACGCCACCGGGGCGCACCTCGTGTTCCGCACCGTGCCGTCCACCAGCGTGGCCCGCACCTGCACGAACACCGTCAACAGTGTCACCCTCGCCGGGGAGCTGCTGTTCTCCGACTACCAGCTGACCCGCTCCGACTCCGGCGAACTTACGTGGTCGGCGCCTGGCGCACTGGCCGACGGCACCGTCCCCACCTGGAGCTGACGTGGGATACCGACCGAAGAGGAAGGTCTTCACCCTCGAATTTGAGGGTGAGGAGTACAAGGGACTTGAGGTCAAGATCCGAGGCCTCAACACCGGCCAGATGATCGACCTCGACACCGCGCGCGCCGACGGCACCGACGAAGCCGTCCTCGCCATCCTGCAACTCATGGCTGACCGGCTCGTCGAGTGGAACGTCGAGGACGACGGCGGCCAGCCCGTACCCACCACGTTCGACGGGGTCCGCTCCCTCGACCTCGACTTCAACTGGGCGATCATCGACGCCTGGCAGAACGCGGTCGCCGGAGTGGCCGCCCCTTTGGACGAGCCCTCGACCTCTACCGACGGGTCCCTGGTGGCGTCGATTCCGATGGAAACCCTGTCACTGCCCCCGGAGAGTACATCCGTGCCCGCCTGATCCTCGGGCTCCTGGAACGGTTCCCCGGCTACACCTACACCACCCTGCTGGCAGAAGACCCTGCGCTTCTCCGGCTCCTAGAGATCGAACGACGCGGCACACCGGAGGGAGGCGACGAGCATGGGTAACGACATCGAAATCCGCGTCCGGGTCGACAACCAGACCCGGGCCGGCGTCGCCTCCGTCCGGCAGACCGTCCTCAACGGCCTGCGCGGCGCCGCAACGTCAGTGCCGGTCACCATCGACAACCAGACCGCGGCTGGCCTTACGCGGGTACAGGCGCAGATTCGGCAGCTGCGGGCGCAGAGCCCGATCCGGCTGGCGGTTCGCTTCGATGACCAGTCCGGGCAGGTTGCTGGCACGTCGCGTGCGATGCGGGGCTTGCACACGGCGGCGCAGAACGCGTCGAACTCGTTGACGGCGTTGACTGCCCGGTCGCTGGCTGCCGCGGTGGCGCTGCAGCGCCTTGCTGCGGCGGCCGAGGACGCGAAGCGGGAACTGAATGAGCTGCGCTCCGCGGCATCGCGGGCCGCTACGGCGGTCGGCAGACTGGGCGACCGGGCGGACGACACTGAGGATCGCCTCTCGCGTCTGACGGGGCAGACGGCCACCCTGACCATTCAGATGGGCGACCTGGGGAGCGCCTCCCGGGACACGGGAGACGACCTGCGGAACCTGCGCGGGGACCTCGGCCGCCTCACCATCTCCGCGGGGAACGCCTCCAACGCGTTCGGTGGCGGAGGCGGCGGCATGGGCCTGCGCGGCCAACTGGTCGGCGCGGCGGCCGCGATGGGCACGTCGTTGCTGCCGACGCTGGGTGCGCTGGCGCCGATGCTGGCTGGTGTCGGGTCCGTTGCGGGTGTGGCGGCGCTCGCGTTTAGTGGTTTGGACAAGCCGACTAAGTTCCTCAGTAAGAGCCAGAAAGAGTTTCTGGTAGCGCTGAAGCCTGTCTCGGCGGAATTCGGCAAGCTGCGTAAGAGCGCGCAGGATGCCATCTTGCCGAAGCTCACGAAGAACTTCGATGACATTGCCGACACCGTTAAGGAACTAAACCCGGTGGTCAAGATCGCCGGTGATACATTCGGTGATCTTGCGGGAAAGATGGCCCGGGGCATCTCGTCCAAGGACTTTATGGGGCCGTTCACTGAGAACGTCCGCATGGGGACCAAGTGGCTGGAGGAGTTCGCCGGGTCTTTCGGTACCTTCTCCAAGTCCTTCCTCGACTTCGGCACCAAGTCGCAGCCCGCACTGGATGCTTGGGACAACCTCCTCGGCGGCCTCCTCGATACCGGCCTGCCGGGCATGTTCAAGGAGATGGAGCGCGGCATCGGCGGCTCCTCCGACATCCTCAACGGGCTCGCCTACGTCATCAACGACAGCCTGCTGCCGTCCCTGGGGAAGATCGCCGGTTCGTTCGCGGACGCGTTCGGGCCGCTCATCGAGGAACTGCTGACCGGGGCGGGCGACCAGCTCAACACACTGGCAGACCTGTTCGCCAAGGTGATGACGAAGCTGGAGCCGCTCGCGAACGTCGCGGCGGACGGCGTCCGCGCCCTGAACGAAGTCTTCAAGATCGGCGCTTCGGTGGCCGGGGACTTCGCGCGGGAAGTCGGCGGGGCGCTGCTGGAGTCCCTCCTCGAAGTCGCAGGCGTCGACACGTCGGGGCTTGATGATGGGTTCAGGGGCCTGTCGAACTGGGTGAAGGACAACCAGGCGCAGATCCGGGCAGCGTTCCTGGGGATCGCGCAGGCCATTACGTCGATGGTCACGATGGGCATTCAGTCGCTGCCCGTCCTGCACGGCGCGTTCCAGACGGTGTCCGAGGGGATCCTCCTCGCGATCGACGGCATCGTCTCTGGGCTGGCGCACGCGTTCGGTGACCTACCCATCGTGGGCGACAAGTTCAAGGACTGGAACAGCAAGTTCGACGAGTTCTCGTCGAACTTCCGAAGCGGCATGGACGACGTCGGCGGGAAGATCAACGAGTTCGTCGACCAGGCGGTGCCCCGCCTGAACCGTGCCCAGCTGAAGCTGAACGTGGAACAGGCTGAGGCAAGCCTGGAGCACATCAAGGGACAGCTGAAGGATCCGGCGCTCACCGAGGAACGCAAGGCAAAGCTGAAGGTCGACAAGCAGCAGGCCGAGGCCGCGCTCGCGGACGCCAAACAGCGACTGAAGGACTTCGACGGACGCACCGCCACCGGCAAGATCAAGGGTGATCCGTCGAACTACCACCGGGCGATGGGCGCGGTGAACCGGTCGCGAGTGAAGGACAAGACCGGCAAGGTCAAGGCCAACACCAGCTTCTTCCAGCGGGCCGTGGCC